CATTGGAAGGGTAGTTTTTATATCTGATTTGTCAATAAGATTTTGATGGTCATCATATAAATAAACCACATAATTTCTCAAAGCTACTCCTTCAGCTTGAGAATACGTAGCTGTAAAATTATAACTAAAACTATTTACCGTTCCAATTGGGTCAACTGTTACAACTGGTCTCGAAGATGTTTGGAATACTTCTGCATCAGATGTAGCTGTATCATTATTAGCATTCCAAATTGTAATTTGAATTTTATACTCATTTCCGTTTGTTAACGTGCCAGCAGGGATTGTATGTTTTAAAGAATAAGATGTAATTTGATTTGTCGTCCAAACTAAAGAGTTATCTGTATTAGATAAAATGTCGATTTTATATGCTGTTTGAATATCACCAGAAACTTTCCAATTTACTTCATTTGGTTCATTAGCGTCAATTGTAATACCTTTAAGTGATATACTATATGGCTTTTGGAGCGTCATATTACACCTCCTTTACTCAACAGCTCTTTTACAAAGCACAAATTTATCTCTTGGGTTTCCGTTTATATAAACTACCCAAACATAATCTCCAACATTAAATGTCACATCAGGATTACAAGGAATTGTTTGGGAAGTATTGCTTCCATCTACAAACACTTTTAAACGAGTAGGGGAGATTACTTGGTCAACAGTTCCTACATGCCATTGACCGATAAACATTCCATTACTTTTTAAAATATCAATAACAATTTGTTTTACATATTCATAAAATTGTCTATCCATTTTTATCACCTTAGATAAAGTTCCAATCATCTATTATTCTACGGTAACGTGTACATTCAATACTCATTAAAGCAGGAGCAAGAGGGAGAGTAATAGACTTAATTAAATACTTATTTCCTTCAATTCCATTTTCTTTATCTTCAATCCAAATCACATCATCTACATCATGTAAATAGTTAGGAGCAATAGTTAATTCTACATTTTCAGCAAAACCTAATCTTCGCATTAACTCAAATTTCGCGCGCCATTTTGCCTCGTCTACAGTTGTTATTAAACCGTCTGGATTATTGTTATTATGAAAATATGTATAACGTCCTATCTTCTGAATAGAGTAGGGGTGGTCTTGCCACAAATGACCATATGTTGGGTCAGTCTCATCAACTACCAAATCATATATAACCTCCGCTGTCTGTGAAGAACCACCTAATACTCGAATATGATTAGCTAAATTACTATCATCAAATTTTCTAATATTACCTGCATATAATCTCTCATTTGGATCTCCATATTTGTATTCCCATGTCACAGGCTCATTTTCAAAATAATTCAAATCAATCTTTTTTAATCTCAAATATCCGTACACATCATAAAATACTGTACATTTTGCAAGGGTAGCTAATTCTTGAATGGCGTCCCAACGATTATCATCACCACTATAAGTTAATTCATATGGAACAGTATCTTGCACATCATCAAAGTTAAACATTGTTTCACCAACATGAGAGGCAATAATTTTAATAGCATCTGTGATTTTTGTACCTGTTTCTATAATTTGTTCATTAACAAACTTTCCACGTTTATCTGTCATAAAAAATGCTTTATCAACTGCATTGATCGTAACTGATTTGCCATCAAGTGTATGATTGTCTTCAGGTTCAGTTAAAACAAATACACCTAAAGGAATATATTCGATATTTCCGTTCCATAATTGCAATCCTAAATACAATTTCAAACGCTTATCAATCCAAATAAGATTATTTTCACCAAATATAAATTCACCTGTTTTATTATCAAGATGCAATGTGAATGCTCTGCGAATAGGGGAGTTACCATCAATTCTTAATGTGCCAATATCTTTATTTACTCTTTGGGTGATTTCTTTGATATAACGCATTTGCGAATCATAAAGTTCAATTTTGATATAAATTTTATATTGTTTAGAGAGCATAGCTTTTATAAAATTAGGACTAGCGTTTAACATAATATCACCACCTATTCGCTCAACTGCATATACTCTTCATATGTCATAATTTCCGTACAAGTTAATGTCAATTCAAAATAATCTCTTCCAGTCCAAACATTTTGTGGGGCAGATTTAGAAGGGGAATGAACATCTACAACATATATTTCTCCACTTCCACCTTTAGCAAGAAATGGTTTATGACTTCTAACAAACTGATTTAAAATTTGTTCATATTTTTGTCCACTACGTTGCCAATCTTCAGGTATGATTACAGTTTTTAATTGAAACTCATGATATTCTTGATCTGTATAAAAAACAGAAGGGAAACGAGTTAATGTATCAATTTGTACACGTCCTTGATTTAATGTTGTATCAAATGTTCCTTCGTTACCAATAAATTTATCGAATGCTAGTACTTCATTTGTATCTTTATCAACTAAAAACCAGCCCGTAAAATCAGATTTAATAATTATTGAATTTTCTTGTCCTTCAAGCCCATTCTCACCAACTGGAACAATGCTATAAATAAACTCATCATTAGGTTGTGTATAATCTGTATAAACAAATTGATTATTGTTTACAAAATCTTTATAAGCTAAAGTAATACTTTTCAATTCATTTAATTTTCTTCGTTTAATTGCAAATTTTTCAATCCTAACTCCTGCATTATTAATATTCCCTGCTTCTAAATCACCTAAGAATTTAGCAAGTAAAATTGTATCCATTTGCCAATCTTCTTTGATATTTTCAGTTGTGATATCACTAGTTTTTTCACGAATATGAATTTCATCGTAAACAGCATTTTTTATTTCAAGATATTTAATATTACGAACAGGAGGGGAGTAAGATCGAAAAGCATTTAACCCAAAAGCATCTAATCCGATAATTGCCACACTTTCACCTCCTAATAAAAATAGGGGGAGGATATAAAATCCTCACCCTTTACTTACGGTTCATACGAATATATAAATCAAGCTCTTTAAAGAGTTGTTGCGGATTGTCTGCTTTGATTGTTACATTGTGTAAATGAATTGTATCACCCGATGTTGTAACTACAGGTGTTTTAGGAATTAATGAATTAACAATGTTACCAATATTGTGTACAATGTTTGGTAAATTTCTTGGAGGAATCTGTAATTCTCCAATCAACGATTTCACAATTGTTTCATTTGGCTTTAATTTTTTATTAAACAACATATTCGCTAATGATTGTATTTTTGTTTTCGCTCCTCCAACAATTCCTCCATCATGAAACTTTTTCAAATCATCGTATGAATAAATGTCTTTTGTTATACCATATTTTTCTCTTAATTTAGCATTTTCTTCTGCGGCTTTTTGTTTATTAACTCCGCTTTCATAGTCTTTTTTGTTTTGTAAATATTTTTGATAATCTTCATTTGACATTCCTAGAGGATTAGAAGGCGGTGAACCTAATGAACTTAATGTTTGAAATGCCTGTTTAATTGCTTCAATTTGAGCTAATATTGATGTTTTATAAGATTCTAATCCACTTAAACTTGATGCATACCAAGCGTTCATTACTTCATCAAATTTCAATGTACCTTTTCGTGCTTTTTCTTCAAGTTGAGTCCATTTTTCTTCTTCTAATTTAATCAATTCATCATATTTTTTCTTTGTTGCCTCAACTTCCTGTCTTAGTTTTTCAATTTTGTCATTTTTAGCTTTTTCGAGCCTATCAATTTCATCTTGTATAGCTTTTTTAATATCTTCGCGTTGATACTGCTTTAACAACTCATCTCTTTCTTTTTCAAGTTCAGCAACTCTAGCCTTATCATATGTTAAAATTTCTTTTCCTTCTGCGGTAATATAAGAAAAACGCTTATCATTTTTTACTTTTTGAATCTCTTCTTCAATTTCGCGTAATTTTGCCAATCTATCTTCTTTTTCATATTCTTCATCTAACAATCTTAAATGTTCTTCTTGTTGTTCAATTAATGAATCATAATATTTTTCTGTATTTTCAATTTCTTTTTCAATTGCTTCAATCTCTTTTTCTCTTTCTGTTTGCAATCCTTCTATAATATCGTCTTTAATTTTATTTACAATGTTAGCTACTTTTTCATAATTTGCCTGTAATTCTTGATTAATTTTAAGCAATTCTAAATTTAATTCTTTAATCTTTTTATAATATTCTTCCGCAGTTTCTCCACTTAAATTATGCTTTTTTATAAGATTTTCCAGTGCTTTTATTTGTTCTTGGATTATTTTCTTTTGTTCATTTAAAAAATAATTTTGATATCTTATTTGAGAAGTATATTCTTTTGAATTTTCATCAACTAACGATTGATTTAAACGCGACTTTTCTAATTTATAGTCTATATCTTCGAGCTTCTTATCATAAGACACCATTTCATTATCTATAATTTGTTTAGTTAGTTCGTCTCTTTGTTTTGCAATTTCATATCTTCTTTGCATTAGTTCGTTTAATCTATCGTTTAACTCTGCAATAACATTAGCACTTAATTTACCACTTGCTTTTAATTGACGAATAAAACTAATTTCTGCTTCATTTACTTTTTGCTTTTTAATCAAGTCTTCTCTTTGTTTTTCCAACTCTTTTGTATATTCATCAGAACCAACATTTAAATGATATAAATTATTTGCATGTTGTTGT